GTCAATACGAACATTGACAGCATCTGCTGATCCTATAGCATCGTATAATGTATCGTGATTGTGTGAAGGTAGTGAGGTTAGGTATCCTACACTTGCGTGATTACCCCAACCATAGGCTGTGTTCCAATTATCTGAATTTCCTTGATATGCGTAAACCCTTCCTGCAGTGTCAATTCTCGCTACTTGATTTCCTTTGTATAAAAACTGAAAGTATTCTGTTGCATCATCACCCCAAGCGATTGTTGCATAGTAGTTTGAACTCCCTGCTGCTGTTGGAACAGAGCCTATAAAGACACCATCACTGTAAGCATGGCTGAAGAATCCATAAGAACCAGAAGGAACGAATGTAGGGAATGTACCTGCAAGACCTAAGTCATCTGAAGTACCAATGAATAAGTTTTTATCCCATCCAGTACCATTTCCATGGTCGTCATATAATACATTTATTGCACCGCTTAGTACACCACCACTTAACGGCAAGTAGTTAGATACAGCAGTAGATATTGCTGCATCGGTAGCGAAGTTTTGTTCGCCAACCCAAGTCTGTACAGCATCAGCAGAGCCAATTGCATCGTATAGAGTGTTATGGTTGTGTGACGGAAGACTCTGTAAGTACCTCGCATCACCCTCTGTTTGAGTTAGATACTCTGAGGGAATGCTTGTAAGGTAATTACCAATTGGCTGAAAAGTAGTCTCTGCGGTTTCTAATGTTAGGTAGTCACCAGCAGGTTGATATGTTCCACTAAGGTTTGGAATACGATCAGTAGAGAATGTTCCGCTTGTAATCTTAGATGCATCTAAATTAGGTACATCAGATGCTACGATGTTCATTGAACCGTCTACATCTATACCATTGAGAATCTTAACAGCCATAAATATTTTTTGATTTAATAAAAAGGGAGGGATTAACCCTCCCCTTCTATAGATAATTTACAAATTATTACGCTCTGTAACCACTGAAGGTAACAAAGTAATCACCTGCAGGCAAGAACACACGGATAGAACCTAAGTCCATGTCTACAATAACATCAGTAAGTACTTGATTAAATCTATTACCAACGATTTGCTTAACAACAACCTCTGTACTTGTAGGTTCAATTTGACCAAACACTTGTGGGAAATCAAAGTAAGCACCTGTTCCTGTTACTTGCTCTACAATACGGATGTACCCATTGGTTACTGTAGCACTACCACTGTTTGCGCCACCTATAATACCTTCTCCTGCAACAACTGCTGTGATATCACCTACACCATACTGTGATGGTAAAGGAATGTTGTAGAAGTTATTACCGTCATTAGTAAACTGCCAACGGTCTGCGCTCTCGTTCCACTTTAATGAAGGAACGCCATTACCTGAACCACGGTTTACCTCGATACCTGCATCTAAAGATGCTGAAGTAGCCGTAGAGTTAAGTGTAACGATGTTGTCCTCAACGAGTAACTGAGCGGTTTCAAGAGTAGTTGTACTACCTACAACATTAAAGTCTCCATTGATTGTAACTGATCCTGTTCCATCACCAAGAACCATTGCCGAGATTTGAGCCAATCTATCGAAAAGATTTCCTGTGCTTACATCTTCATCGGTGAATAATGCGTTTGCTGGTACATCAGTCAATACCTGTGAGTCATCAACCTTGTTGTTCAACTGAGAAGCGAGACCGGCTACATTGCTGATTCCAATAGTGCCAACGCTAATTGTACCACTTGAATCGGTGATTGTTGAGCCATCAGCCGTTAATCCTACACGAATGTAGTCTGCTCCGTTACTTACTTTAACAGCACGTGCTGCTGTATCGTAAACGATTTGTCCTTCTGCACCACCGGTAGGTCCTGAGACAGTTTGCAATACCGCATTCTGCAACTCATTATTACCGAGGTCTAAGTCAACCAAATATTTAATACTTGCCATTTATTTTTCTATTTATTAATTAAGATATGCTTTGCCTTTGAAAGCGGATTTAAAGCGTACAATAAGTACGTTATCGTCTAAGTATTCTACCTCACCCATAACAGTTCTATTCAAAGAATCTACTACTGTTACAGATGGCTTCTTGCCGAGTCCATGTTCTATCAACCATTCCGGTTCGGATACATTCTGATCGTGGGAGTAACCTGTAAGCCCTATACCTCGTACTCGTACATCGGTAGTAGAAACAGTCATAGGCAACGCATTGCCATTACCATCGCTAAGTTGAACCTCGCCTGTTACCTCGTTACTATCAACGGTCTTGATCAGACCTTTGTAGGTGTCCTTTGGTTTATTTCCTGTTAGTGTAGCCATTATATTTCTTCTTCCCAAGTATCGTTAATAGTCTCCCATTGCATAGATATTAGTTGCCAGTATCTGTTGTCAAACTCATACTTATCGCCTATGAACGATTGAGTGTGTACCGATATGCCAAGACCTAATATCATCCCAAGTATGCTAACACAACACCTTGATAACAAGAAACTTCCGTGAACTTACCAAACACTTGCATACCTGTTGGAAGCACTTGTCCTGTAAGGCTATCACCTACCATAGATTCTGCGTTGATGTTTGCTTCTTGAACACAAACGATTACACGATAGGTCTCCCCACCTGGTGTTGTTTCGCCTGGTCCGATTCTACGGAAACCAAAATCTCCCATAGAAGATTGATAATAGTTTCTGTCTTTAGTAATGTTGTTTTCCATTTATAATTCCCATTTAACATTAATGGTCTCCCATTGCATATTTATTAATTCCCAATTTACTCCCCATCCGGATGACTGTTCTATTAGTACATCTGAATATAGTCCGGTTAAACCAACTAAGTAGTCAACCATACCTTTATCATATTGAATAGCGTCTTTGTTATACGCATCAATATTAGGAAACACATAATCTAAAAACCCCTTGTCGGTTTGTTTAGCGTTTGCTTGGTATCCTATTTTTATAGGTGCATACATTAGGGAAGTGTGATAACGGAGTTAGGCTCGTTTACTGCAAAGGATGCAATCCAACTATCAGTAACGAGTTCTACATCTATAAATGATAACTCGGCTTTTGACGTTCCACTTGTTGCACTGTAGTTCATTGTCAATCCATCCATCCAACCACTGATCGTAGCTGTTCCATTGTTGTGGTATAGTATCGCAACAATATCTGAGCGTCTTGACATATAGTCAATCTTATTCATTCTAACATCTACTCTTGGTATCCTAACAATTATGTTAGTGTTTATGATTCCAAGTCCGTTGTTAGTATTCTTCGTTTCGTTAAATACTGTAGAGCCGTCTCGTACATTATGCTCAAAAGAAACTGAGTTCTGCAACTCCGCTATAGTGACAATAGTCTCATCACTTGGGTCAAGAGTTAAACTCAAGTCCTTCTGTAAGCCTAACACAACTTTTTTAATACCTCCTGCATTTGACTTGTTGCAGTTGATATCTATGTCTTCGAGGAAAATGCTACAGTTAAAACTCATACGTTATATAATAAAAAAAGGGGAGGGGAATTACTCCCTCCCCCCTTATGGTAATCTACAAATATTGCGTTACGGAGCAACAGAAGTAGTTAGGTTAGCCCAGTTAGCACCGTCAATTGAGTAAGACAATGAATCTTCCTCACCTGTCAATGTAAGTTGGTAACGGTTCTTTTCAGAACGACCAGTACCTGATGTACCGTCTACAGTAGCAGCGTACAATCCGTAGTCCCATCCTACCAAGTGGTAAGTACCGGCAGCAGTCTCAACGAAAGCAACCAACTCAGCACCTGGCTTCGCCAAGTTATCTAAGTCATTACGATGCTCTTCGCTCATCTTTGGAATCTCGATAGCAATAGTAGGAACAGAGTTAACGATACCGTCAGCAGTAACTGTCTTAACTTCACTAAATACAGAGAAGCCATCTTTCAGGTTGAACTGTACTTCAGAAGCCAAGAAACCCCCTGCAGGTCCTGCAGTTGCGCTTAACAATCCGTATAGACTATTGTCATCTCCTGATACTGCAACAGTAGTATCTGTTACAATAGTTACTTCTCCAGCAGCATCAACACTTACTACAGGAGAAATATCAGTAGTACCATCGTTACCTAATACCTTTCCAACAAGAGTTGATTTATTTGCAATGATAACACGCTTTAGACCACCGATACCGAGGTCATCACAAGAATATGTTACATCGCCAAGTGTAATATCACAAGCCATTTTATTCTATTTTTAAAGGTTATAAAGGGGAGGCGTTAACCTCCCCCTATTAATTATGCTTGAGCGTAAACGATTTCTTCCCCTTTCAAGTAAGAGAAACCAATCTTGAACTGACCCCAAATCTTGTCGCTTGACAACTCAGCCTCATACTTCATGTCGATAGCACGAACGTCATTGTAGTCATCAGTCAACATAACGATGTTTTGTGGAGCAGATACAAAGAACTGGTCAGCACCTAGACTTGGGAAGTGAACAACCTCCATACCGAAGTAAGCAGGGATGTTTCCTTCTACGATACCTTGAGGAGTAGTAGTGTACTTCTCAGCGATAGCAACTTGGTAGTGTTGCATAGCAGCAGTTCCCATGAAGAAAGCTGGTTTGAAGTCACGATCAGCATCACCGTAAACAGCAGCTAACATTACATCGCTCATTGCAGCGTAAGCAGCACCCATCTCGTCTAAGATGTTTAATGGAGTCAAAGCACCACCACCGATAAGAGTATCGATAACAGCAGCATCTTGTCCCATCTCAAGAGTCAATTCAGTAGCAGCTAAACGTAAAGCGTGTTCTGCAGATTTTTTAGCGAAGAAGTCAAACACCCAATCCTTGAACTCAGCGTCCATAGTTTCTGGGTTGTGCTGCCCTTTCTTCAACAACAAGCCACGGTAAGAAGTCTCAAGAGCATTCTTACAGTTTAGGAAAGACCACTTGTAAGTATCAACAGTCATCTCTTTTTCAGCAATAGAAGCAGTAGATGCTCCATCGAATACACAAAGGTCGTTACCAAATTGCAAAGCACCATCAAAGATTGGTACGTTTACTTTATTTTTTACACCATCAACAAGACGGAAGCGGTTTAGTACAGCCGCAGATTTAACCATAGAGTCGATAAACAAGTTAGGACGTCTATCTCCGTATGGCAAGTTTGAAATTGTTACAGACATTTTATTTAGATTTTAAAAAAATTCGTTTAATTTAATTTACAATTATTTGAAACGACTAAAGAAGTCATTTACAATATTCATCTTCTCAGGAGTGATTCCGTTAAATACGACAGTCTTATCTTCTACAGTTTCTTCAGCCTCTTCAGCTTTTTGTTCTGCAGCAAATTGTTCTTCTAACTCTGATTCGTTTACAACTTCCTCAGTAGCCTCGTACTTTTCTTCTTCTTCCTTTGAAGACTTAACTTCAACAGCATCTTCACCTACAGGAGCCATCTCCTTCTTAGGCTCTTCTGCCATATCTTCTTCTTTCTCTTCGTCTTCATGTTCGCCCATTTCTTTTTCTTCTGGTGCGTCCATCAATGCGATGTGCTTTTGAATCATTTCGATTGCGCTTTTTAGTTCTTCAACGCCACCGAACTTCTCTTCAAAAGAGGTCATAGCCTCAAGTAGAACTGCGTTCTCTTCTTGTAGGCTGTTAATCTTAGCCTCGTAGTTAGTAGCCATAGACTCGAACTGAGCCTCTAACTTACCTAACTCTTTAGCAAAAGTAAATTCAGTCATTTCTTCTTTATTATTTACAGGTTTAATATCAGCTTGAATCTCAATAGAAAAGCCATTAACCTCTCCATCTTTGATAGCCTTAAATAATTCGTCAGACTCAATCTTAGTCTTTACGAATACTGTTCCGTTTGGAAGATTGTAACCATAGTCTGTTGACTTATCGTTCTCTGATTCCTTCATCCAAACCTCAAGCAACACCACATCCTTAGTATCGTACTCGTGGTGTATGCCAAATTCGTTAAACAAACCTTTCTTAGAATAGTTATACATAATATCACGAATTGTCTCTTCCGTGAATCTCACATAGTAATAACCATTCTCTGGGCTAAAGCGTAGGATTTCCTTATTAGGAATCATGATTGGACCTACAACCTCTTTCCGCTCATCGTTAGCAAACATCTCAACTACCTCAGTCTTACTAAAGTATATGAAGTTTTCTTCGATGGCCGGTTTGTCTACAAGAGAAATTTTGTACATACCTTGTTCAAAATCCTCAAGTGTAATATCGTATAATGGTAAATCTTTATCCATTGTCTTTCTTTTTTCTATCCCCATATGGGAGATCAGGTATGTCTACTCCGGCTTTGACATTTCCTTTTCTAATGCTTTCAGCTTTTCTAATTGCCCAATTAATTCCGCTCGTTCCTCCCCAACCAAGCCAAGCAACATAGCCTCTATCTTTCCAAGGCGTGTCTTTATACTTTGGGTCAATTGCAGAATTTTTTTTGTGACGATTAAAAGCAGCCATCCTGGCAATTGTTTCATAACTTAATTTTGATTTAGATGAAAGTTGTTTGGCCCTTGCCCAGCCAACAGGTGTCATTCCTTTAACTTCCTTTCCATACTTCTTCTTCCACTCAAGAACTTTCTTAGCGTTGTTAGATGCAGATGCTGGGTAGTCGTTGTAAGTAGCCATATGATTAATCTACAATTATTCTATTAAACCCTTGACAGACAAATAAGCATAGTCATCAAACACTTGACCATTAGCTTCTTTTATTAGAATAAATTGATTGTCAACCAATGATAACGAACCCTTGCTAAACATAAATGATGAGTTGTTTAGATTTGCTACAGGGATAACCATGTTTATTTCTATAGATGGGTATTGCTTAGTCTTTAGTTGTTCCGTAGATACAATCAAGTCATAGTAATCAGTTGTGTTCTCAAGTTCATCCTCGGCTAATAGACTCCAGCCTGCAGTATTCTTGGTAAACAAACGTCCATTAAATACATGACGAGTCAAATCGGTAGATGTATCATAGTCAAACATATTTCTATAGAGTCTTTGTGTCTCTGTGTACAAGTTTGATATAACACTACTGTTTACTATATAAGGTACTTTAATTGTTGTTTCATACAATGGGTTATCTATGTATGCAAACCTTATCGAGAAGTCTTTATATCCGGTGAATAGGTTCTTGGTAAAGCCTATGTCAGATTCCGTCACATAACCTCTTCTAACATTTTCATTTGTTAGTATGTTTTCATCACCACACAAACTCTTGTAATATACACTTGAGTCCAAGCTTAACTTAAAATCGTTAACACCGTTTTCATTTAACTGTTGTGTAGTAGAGCCTATTGTTTTATCTTGAAGTTCTAACTTATCATAGAACAAATTGTCGTTAGCATTCTCAATAATTAGGTTCTTAATTATCTCTATAGGTCTTGATACCTTTATTGAGTTCAAGTCATCTATATAATAATCAAGATTGCTTGTTGAGGTTCTTAACAGGTGTATTGGGTCGATACGAAGTATGTGGGTTGAGCCATCGTATTCATAGAATAATCCACAACCAAACCTTTTTAATACAGCATCTACAAAATTAGGAACCGTTATGTCACAGGTATTGTTGATAGAATCTTTAATAACAAACTCGTCATCAGGGTAGTATAAAGAAAAGTCTCTATCAGCCTCGATTTTGATATTTAAATCATCGTAGTTTGAAATCTTAGTTATTCCTTTTCTAATTTTTAGATAATAAAAGTTTGAGTTTACCGTAGCAGATGAGTACCAATAAACTATAGGTAGGTTTATTTGAGAGTAGTTACTTACATAAGTTATGTCCAGATAGCCATCTACCGGCTCAAGGTAATAGCAAATACCGTATCTACTGTCTCCTATAACATCAATTAAAGTTTCATCTTGAGGTATAGAAAATTCTACATTTGTCCACTGTAGAGCATCTGCATAGTTGGGATGAGTAGACGGATTTAGGTATGCGTTTACACCTGTTCCTCTATAGGTGAACTGCGATGTAAAAGAATCGTCATCTTTGTGGGTGTTGCTTTGTGTACTTGTTGCAGAAGAAGAGTATAAAAATAATCTATCACCGTTTGGCTCTAATAGGTTTAAAGATTTTGTGAGATACCCATCTTCAAAAATCCCCAACTTCAAAGCAAACTTCATAGTGGAGTCGTTAGGGAATACTTTATAGACCATCTTGTCTTCATCAACAACAGGTAACTCCCATGTTATTGTGTTAATAGTCTCCGTTCTATTACCGCTTTCAAACTTTATTTTTCCACCAAAACTTGTGTGAGGGGATATATATCCTTTCTCACCTGAAGTGTCGTTTACAATTGAAATGTTAGAGTTATCTAATTGCTCTAACGCATACTTCTTAATTGGATTGTAACCTGATGGGGTTGGTCCATAATGACCAAAGTAAGTGTAAGAGCCGTAGTACCTTGTGGTTACCAGCTTATTGTTTCCAAATAAATTCTTAACATTGGTCATGTCTTCATTTGGAAAGGCCGTATCAAACCTATTGTTTAGCACAAAGTTTCTTGTGTTGACATCAGCCTTTGCCTGTAACTTTGCCGGTATTACAGCTTGTAACTTAGAGGGTTGAAAGTCTGGTATTGATTCCGATTCATTGATACCAAAAAGCTTTGATTTAACGGCCACAGGTATAGAGGATGTTGTTAAGTATGTACCTAATTGTTGAAGGTAGTTCTTAACGGAAAGCGTTGGAATGAATCCTGACCTGGTCTCTCCTGATCCATACTCTGTAAACTGTCTTGACTCCCACCCAAACTTATCAACCTCATTAGCAAGGTCTACATAAGGGAAGTTGACTATTCTTGTTAGGTCTGGGTCTACAGCTACCGTTCCTGCCTCACCGCCATTAGATGTGTTTTCCTTAAAGTCTTCTATGGTGTGTCTTGTAGTGTGATGTGAAGACGTAAGTATGTCTCCAAGTTTTTTATCAGAAAGCTTAGAAAAAAATAAAGATAGATAATCCTTTAGCGTAATCTTTATATAGGGCTGATCAGAATTATATTCAATAGAATCAACAGTTAATATACCACGCACCTCTGTTCCTATCGAATTGTGATAAGATATAATAAAGTGATAATCTTCCTTTGGGAATAAACTAACGTCCGTGTTTATTGGGTCATACCCAAAAATACTTTTGTTTGCTGCCGTTAAAGGAATATTTATGTTTGTGTAGAAAGGTATCTTTAATTCTTCTATAGCTGCATCATCATAGAAAGATACATCATAAAAAAATTCTTGCGATTCAAAAAGGTCTGCTTCAAAAAAATTTGTAGCATTTGAACTAATTGATAAAGTAAAACTCATCGCTTTGCTATGTTAAAATTAATTGACTTGCGAAATTTATTTTTTCTGTTGTCGTATGAATCATCACTTAAAGATACTCCGTAAGAAAAGCTTTTACAGTAATCAGCAAAGATTATTTTATCTGCTACAATAACATCCTTGAATGAACCAAAGAACTGTCTACCTTCATTGTTTATAGAAAGTTCGTGTGACAAGGAAACATTGTAAGACTTTAGTTCTTCACTATAGTTTGCTCTTGTTAGTTCAGTAGATATGTTGTAGTCGGAAACTTTATCGTAAGCTATCCCTCGATAAACATCTACACCAAGAAAATCGGATGCGGATATGTCATTAAACAATCTATAAATATCACTGTCAAACTTAAAGGCAAATGCCGGTATAACTGCGTCTGGGTCTGAATACATTACGACACCATACACTCCTTTAGGTATACCGTTCTCTTTGTACCTCATGTGTACAACGTCATCTACAAGAACATCAAAGTTAGCAACCTGTATATTAACTTCATTTTGCCGTACTGTTGGAGCAGCAAATCCTGATCCCACATTAGATACGTTTTGAGTTACGAATATGTACCCATCTGTTTTCATAATCTACTATTTCTATCTCTTAGTTTTCTTTCGGTATCACTTGTTCTCAAGTCTCTATCAGTAACAAATGCTCTTACAGGCTTAGATGACTGTATTGCCGTTGATGTTGTTGCATCCGCAATAGCCTTTAGATAATTTACACTTTCTTGAGAAGTTGCCGATACATTATTTATGTTATTGTTTACTACACCACCTGTTGCAAACTTCATTGGTTGAATAGATGCGTTTGGCTTAACAGAGTTGTTTATGCTTTCAAGCAACTGTCTGTGTAGACTTGAGGCTTTCTTATTTACAATAAACTCACCACCTTCCATTTCATATCCACCTTGTCCTTGAACTGTAAAAGGAATGCCACCTTGAGCATGGCTTGGTCCTTCTACCATACCACCCTCCTCAAACTTAGCACCTACATACTCTCTTCTACGGATAGCATCTGCTTTTGCAGCACCTGCTCCAAGTATGATGCCATAGCCTATCGTAGTGTTTATACCTGCGGTAATAGTATCGTATCTATCAAAGTTGTTAAGTGCGTTAGATGCAAGTGCTTCAAGCGTTTCAATGGTCGTGTTTCTTAGGTCAGACTTTTTCTCCTGTTCAAATATTTGGCGTTTAACATCGTCTTCTTCTTGAAGTTGTTTTCTTCTAAGTTCTTCTTGTTTAACACGGTATTGAGATTCTGTAATCAATCGGTTGTTCAAACTTGATTTTAAAATATCTTCCTCAATTTCGTATTTAGATTTTATAGCCTCAAGTTCTTGATTTAAGTAAGCCTTTTTATTCTGCAGAGCAGTTTCATTATAATCTTGAACTGCTGTAGAAAGAGCCTTGTTGAGTTCAGCAAGTACCTCGCCCCACTCAATCTTACCAGCCACAGCACCAAGTTCAACTTTAAGACCAGCAATATACTCTTCAGCAATTTGTCTTAGTATTGGGTCATCACCTGCAGCCTCAAGGAGTTGCTCACTAAGTCTGTTGATTATAGCTGTTTGAGCCTCAATCTTAGCTTCACCTGCGGCTTGTATTGCACCCTTCTTAAATCTGGCGAATACACCTCCAGACTCACCAGCATCAATCTGCTGTGCTTGTTTTAAATCCTTTTCTCCTTGAGCAAAGATTTGTTCCATTATCCCAAGGTCTTCGGTGAGTGCGCCTTTCTTTTCTTTGTACTTTTCAATTAGCTTATCTAACTGGTCAATCTCTTTTTCGTGAACCTTTACTTTCTTTCTTCCAGCATCCGTACTTTGATCAGTAGCTTTAATCTCACCTTCGATAGAAGTCTTAGTAGCACCTAAGCGATTAATCATCTCATCGTATATATCAACCTTACTTTTGTTTATTATAAGCAAAGCAGAACCGGTAGAAATCTCATCGCCCTTCAGTTCATTTAATTTCTTTAGCTTATCGTATTCCGCATCGAGATTGTCAAGTTGCTGCTCGTAGTCTCTAAGGCTAAACTTTCTCTGCTCAAAGCTTTTTTCATTAGCATCATTTAAGTTTTTTTGAACACCTAAAAGGTTGCTTAGTTTGTTTATATACAATTGAGTTTGGCTTTGCATAGCCTCAATTTCTATCCTCTCTTCGTTCGTAAGGTCTTTTCTATCTCTAAGCGTTGCGTTATAACTATCTAAAAGAACTTGCGCTTTCTCCGCCTCTGCATTAGCTTTAGCTGTTATGTCAATACCTTCTTTTTGTGCTTGGGTTAAAGCGTCAACCTCGTCCTTGAAAATAGAATCTATTGTACTTCTACCCTCTGCAGCCTTTCTTCTTTCAAGTTCAGTTTTCTTAGCATCCTCTAACAACTGAACATAGCCTGCCCATGTTTTAATGGTTTCTGGGTCGAGTGTATCTAAAAGGTTTTGACTTGCAACAACATTTCCATACTCATCAAAAGCAACTCCACCGGACCTGACTTGATAAGCAAGACGCTCAAAATCATCTTGTAGTGGACCTGCTACCTTACTAAGCTGGTCTATAGCGATAAAAGACGCTTCTGCTCCATCGGCTACAGCCTCCACACCTTGATTAAAGTTACCTGTTCCTACTTCTCTAAAGGCTTTAAACCCAGCAACTGTTTCCGCTACTCTCGGTGACAAGAAGTTTAATACACTTTCAAATGCTTTCGTTTGTATGATTGCATTACCTATGTTGACCTGCACCTCGTTGTATCGAGAACTCAAAAGCTGTAATTGACCGGACACTGTGTCTATCTGCTTTGCTGCGGATTCAATTGCCCTTCCCTGCTCTGAGTACTGATTATTCCCTTCTTTAAGTAACTCGATGTTCCTTGTAAGGGTAAGTAGCTGTGCTGCATTACGCTTACCCACAAGTTCTACTGCTTCAGCAAGTGATAGGTTTCTTGCTGCAAGTTCTTCTATTTCCTTTTTTACATCTGCTGATGTTTTACCAAGTTCAGTGAATATACCACGGAGACCTGTACCTACACGAGACGCAGTAAAACCATTATCGGCAAGTACAGCCATAGCTGCGGCTGTCTCTTGAAAACCAAATCCAAGTTCCGATGCCAATGGACCTACATACTGAATTGCAGTACCAAAGCTTTCAAGTGAAAGTGCGGAGTTGTTTATAGTCGTTACTAATGTATCTGCAACTAAATTTGTTTCTTCGGCAAGTAGACCAAACTGGTTAATTACTTTACCAATCAATGTAGCTGTCTTGTCTAAATTTTCACCAAGTGCCTGTGCTGCAAAAGCTATAGACCTTGTAGCCGTGACTACTTGACCTGCTTCAAACCCAAGCTTACTAAGTGCTACCTGCATTTGTACAATCTCAGATGCGGTAAAGGTAGTAGAGCCTGCTACATCAAGTGCAGCATCTCTTAGTTGAGAAACTTCTTCGGATGTCGCACCTGCAACTGCACCGAGGTTAGCAAGTTCTTTTTCAAAGTCAATAGATATTTTTACAGAGTCTACAATTACCTTGTTAAAAGCATCACCTGCAAAAGCTAATAGCTTGTATATACCAAGAAACTTAGTTAGACTACCTAACGCACCACCTAATGCACGGCCTGTGAATTGCGCTCTAAATCCACCACCGAAGTCACGTCTTTTCTCTGCGTCTTCTCGCTCCTTTTGTTCTTTCTTTAACCTTTGAACACGAGCCTTAAACTTTCGAATCTCTTCTTTTTCGATGTTGCTGAGTACACGTTTTCTCCTTGTCTCTTCGTCTTGATCAGCTTTCTTTTTCTTGCTCTCTTGCTCTTGAAGTCTTTTAGCTTTTCGGCTATCCCAAGCTTTTTGTATTCTTTCTCTACGTTGTAGTGACTTCTTCTCAGCATCCTCAACGACCTTTGTAGAATCTTTCTGTACCTTAGTAACCTTTGTTATATTCTGGCCTACCTTCTTTACGTCTTCATTAAATTGCTTGACGTTACCGGTTTGAGAAAAGCTATTCTTAATAGCGGTACTAAGCTTACTGAGAGTTGCGAGTTGTTTCTGCGCCTCCTCTGCAAGCTTAATAAACTCAGCTGTTCCTTTTGTACCTGCAGCTTTTAACTCGTTAAGTTTGTTTACGAGTTTACTGGTTTCGACTACAGCCGTTTCTATCTTTTTATTTAAATCTTTTCTTGCCATACTAAATTATATCAAATGTTGCGGTTGCAAAAGCATCGTCTATGTATTGGTCGTACAATTCCGCTATCCTATCTAAAGCTTTATCAAATCCTCTTTGCAATGTTGTATCAACATTACTATTGCCTTTCATGAACGGATCAGTTAAATCCGTTTTGTTTATACCGTTGCTACTTAGTCTTTTAAATATCATGTAAGATACACGGTTTCTATCACCAGCATCTCCTTGTCTCGCAGGTCTTTTACCACCTCTCGGATTCATTATATAGAACGGATACCCCTTTGACATCTTTCGTTCTACCCAATCCTGTATTGCATAACCATTAGGCTTCCATTTTTTAACCTTTGACTCTCTACTTAGCCATATGTAGTTATACTTTAATCCGTAGTCAATCTCAACGGTTATGCGAACAGTTAGTGGAAGTCCTGTTGCGCTATCAACAGAGTCTACGTTTACATCAACTGAGTCCTTATCTATCAACCACTTATCGTCTGATGATGGCGTAATAGAACCGGTCCTTTCCGGATTAATCAAACCTCCTGTAACAACCTGGTTATTGGATACAGCTTTGTTTATAACCCTCGTTATAAACTTTGCCTTCCTTAACTCAGTTCCAACTTTACCTACAATAACGGTCCTGATTTCATTCTCATATTGACGTTTTGTACGAGCCATTAATTAATGTCAATCGCTTTAGTGTAAGGTGAACGAGCCACGTTAATAGTAAAGTCTGCCGAGGCAGTCGTTATGTTGTAGTCTTCACCTGCAGTGGTGTACAAATCAATAGACTCAAAGTCTACATCCACTCCTAATTGTAGAAGGTAGTCTTGAAGTTGCCCAATCAAGAATATGTTTTCTTCTATAGACTTTATAGATGCATAGTCATCACCTGTAGGAACCTTGTCCAAAACAATGATGCCGAAATCTAAAGTATAAATAGGTGTGTTTAGTTGTCTTGTGATGTTTGCCTCAAGAGGCATAATGACCAGTGTTCTGTAGTCAAATTCCTTAGTGCTTAATTCATCTTCTGTCTTAACATAAATGAACTCGTTAACCATGTTGTGGTCATCGGCAAAGGTTTTAATAACATTATATATATCGTACAAATTATTCATTTGACTCTTTTTTTAATTTACAATCTATTCATGGCTGCAGAGGCTCTTTGCTGTGCAGACTCTATTTTATTTTTCTGTGACAGGTAACTCATTTCAGGTAGTACAGTCTTCATCTTTAGCATATATATCTCATCGTATCTTCTTATGTCTTCTTGGGCCAAACTCCTTACGATACTGTACCAATACCATTGTTGACTAAAGGATGCTTCCGTTTGTTGTGTTGTGTCTACACCGTTATCGTCATCGTCATCCGGTGATGGCGTTTCATAAAAAACTCCTGCGAACCTTTTGAATACAACTAACTCCCTGTTTTTCAAGAACTTATTTATTGCGCTATAGAAATCTTCTACAGGTAGGCTTAGTATATCTTTCCTATTTTGTAGTTCTAATGGTTTGTCGGTGTTATCAAAATCCTTTTCCTCCTTTGGTCTAAACAAGTAAGTACCTATTTCTAAATCCATGTCCGACTCTCGTTTGAATTTAAACTTACCTGTTAGAATCTGTTCAATCATTATGAACTGTCCGAGCGTTAAATCAAAGACGTTATCATAAAAGTTGAATTTGCTATTGACATAATCCGACACACCGAGGTTGCCCTTTAGAGGATAGGTCTCTTCAAAGTTTCTAAAGATAGATAGCTTCTCTGATGCACTTATTTTCTCTAAAGAGTCTGATAGATCAGTAGCGTTCTTTACTGATTCAAAGAAGTCTATGTGCTGTTTTAGTGTAATCATAAAAACATTGTAACACCTCCGTCTTGCTCTTCAAAAGCGCAGTAGGCAGCAATGGCTAAACTCATAACCATATCATCGTGCTTACCCTGAGTGTTGCTAAATTGCAAGTTACCGGTGATTGGGTTTCTCTTAGATTTAAAATCGTACAACTCTTTTATGAGTGCATCATCTTTTGGGATGCGAATCTTCTTATCCTCGAAAAGCTTGATCAGGTTTCTAATCATCTCCGGCTTAGTCTTAGACGTGGTGTGAAAGGGGATAAGCTTGTACAGTCTATCGTCATCTGAAATCTCATCAAACAATAAGTCATTGTTATTCACCTCAAAGTATGCAGCAGATAACTTCGAGTCGTGCTTAAGATAAAATTCTTTGATGCGGTTTTTAAACTCTTCCGAGTCCATGCCCTCTTCTTTGAAGTTAAATCGGTCAATATCAACTACCTCGTAGTTTTCGGTTATTGCGGTTAGCACTGTGTAATCTTGTGCAACACCAATATCCATACCAATATATAATCTCTCATAGTTGGTATGTTTGATATCTGCACTTACAGCGTCCTCAACATTACTAAATAAGGCGTTGGACGATACCGGCCTACATAAAAACTCTTGGTCGAACTGTGCCTTAGTCATAGACTTCTTTATACCGAGTACGGTTTTCTCTACCGATGGGTCGTTGAGGTCAAGGTATGTTCTCCTTATCGACTTTATCTGCTCAAAGTTTTCTTCCTGTTGTCCATCCTTGTACCACTCATAAAACCAATTCGGTCCGTTGAAGGTTGAGGCTGCACATACATTTCCGTTGGTACGAGTAACCATAGGTAATAGTACTTCGTTGATAAAATCCAACTTCATGTATGCTGCTTCATCTAAGTAGATAAAGTCCAGGGTAGCACCACGAAGATTATCACCGCTATCAGCACTACGAAACTTAATAAAGCTACCATTGTAAAAATAAAGTTCGTTAGCCTTTCTGTCATATCGTTTAACTATTTGATTCCATAATTCAAGGTGGTTACTAAACATAGCCTCCACATCCTTCATCACTTTGTTGGCTTGGTCTTGTATAGGTGAGACCCAGAACATACGGTGTTTAGGGTTGTTTAATGCCCTCATCACACAATCATTTTGCATAAAGAAAGTCTTACCTGTTTGTCGACCAGCAACTAAGCAACTAATAAACGGCTGGTCCTCATTGACGAGCCGATTAAAATCAATTTGTGGCTCAGTGGGTTTGTATAGTTTAATCTGCATCTATATCTAAGTAGTCTTGTTCTTCCGGTGGAGCAGTAAGGTCTATCGTAGCCGTAATGTCTACCTTAGTTTGTTGAACTTTCGTAGGAGCCTTGTATCCTTGCATATCGTTAATAATCTTTATAGACTCCATAGCAGCCTTCATATCTCCTTCCGCAAGGGCGAGGTCTCTAATCTTAATTAACGCACTTAGGTTTGTTCCTTTAGCAGCCTCAATAGATTTCATCTCTTGGTTGGCTAACATCATTAACTCCTTATGAAACGCAGTACCCTGGTTTCTCCTATCACGATAGTAGCTTGTGTAGTTCAAGTCTCGTGCAATCTTTGCACTTGCCTCCATTCCCTCGTTAGCAACACGCTCAAGGAACTCGGATTGTAGGGTGGTTAGTTCGCTACCACGACCAGTAACAACATCCCCTTTCTTATTTCTCTTTGCTCCCATCCTCGTAAATGTATTGAGGCATATTGTAAGCCACGTTCTTGTTTGTATAAACCAACCCTTTATAAGTCGGAGCCTTCTCATCACTGTGATACCATTTCCAAATGTTGGTCTTCACTCTTTGAATACAACTGCCACAAGCAGTTCTTGGATTCTCTTGTTTCGTAAAGTATCTACTCGTACCCACTTTGGAGTTGTAGAACTTAAACATCTCATCCTTGACATCACCCTTTGGTAATCCGGATGCCGTTAAAGCAATTAGAAGTTGTTTAGTGGTCATAACTATCTTCGGTAATATGATTGTATGGTTAGACTTGTTTGAGGCCATTAGAAGGCTTCTAATACAATATACAATAAATGAATGTTTCGATTCATTAGCACTCCCTCCCTTATTATAATAAACTACTATTATACCTTTACTTCCATAGTAAAGGTATTATAATAATAGTATTAGAGTACTCTAAGACTATTATTATAATATTATCTATTATAATACAAAGTTTCCAAAATACCCATTTCCCCTTTCATCAATCATACCCCTTCCCCCCAAACCCAAGTCCCCCCTCCGAGAGGTCTGGTTACTCACCCCAGGCTGATCAGGCGGTCACAAGATTCCACAGTACGAACGGCTAAAATAAATTAGGAAATTAAAAATATACGTTGCTATCTTTGAGCGTTCGCAAGTCGGACACGTTCTTTTTAGCTTTTTTCTTATTTAGTCCATAGTGCCCTATGGTTTGCCCTATGTAGTTAATCGTACATAGTGCCGTATAAGATGGTTAAAACGTTTTTAAACGTTCTTTATTTGTGCATTGCACGTGGCTTATATATATTAAACACATATAATCCCAACAAAGTAAACTTTTGCAAAAGCGATAAATTAAAAAGGTATCTTTTTTAAACTTCGTTAATAGCCTATTAACTTTTTATCTTTTCTAAGATTAAGAAAATATAAATGGTCGAATTAGGAAAGTTGAAAATATTGGTTTTGTTGATGGGTATAAATAAGCTTTTTTTTATTCTATGTTCTATGGATTGGATAAGTACTTAAAAATACTTTCTATAATAGGGAAACGTAAAAAGGATACCTTTTTTACTTACTACCTTAGAAAGTATCTACTACGGAAAGCCAAACGGAGCAACCTAATTAACCTTAATCAACGATTAAGGCTTTTTAGCGCATTAATAAGTTTACACGTTTTAAACGTGCCGTTATTCGTTTAACGGATGCGCTCAACTTTTACTAACTAAAACTAAAACAAAGATGAAAAGTTACATTAAGTTCTCACAAGGTTTCAATGAGTACCAATTTACCTTCGCTTTTGGTAATACTAAAGCGGTTAATAAATTAGTCGGTACGGCTTGTAATGAGTTATTTCACGTTATTGACCTACAAAAGCAAGGCGTTACAAAGATGT